TCCAATTTTTCCTGCAATTACTATTCTATCAACAGTAGATTTTGGCGCATTATTTGGTGCGTGTGGCATAAAACCCGGCATTATAATTAAATCATCTTCTTCCGGTCTAATCCAATATTCATTATCATTCTGTCCTTTAAAATATAATACCCCATCTTCACCTTCCATTATATCGGGCATTTGAATATAATAAACATACGTATAATGTGGATAGAATTTTTTATTATTTTTATTAATTTCAGTGTGAGTATGATACTTATCAATTCCTTTTAAATCATTATGTTTAAAATGAATCTGAATAGGATCTTTTGACCTAACTATATTCACCCACACGTCCGTATTAATCTTATTATAAGTTGTGTTATGTTCGTTAAATAATTCTTTACAATAATTTATACCATTTTGCATTATTTTATCTATCTCATTTTTTATGTTGACATCGCCTATAAAATTTATGTCATTGTTCCAAACTTGTGTATATCCGTACCCGTCTGTATTATTTTCAGGCATAGATTTAATTAATTCATACGATTCTTTTAATAGTTTTGATTTATTCCTCACTAAATTTAATTTACATTTCCAAATAAAGGTAGTATCATCAAAATAAATTTTTTCAATCATAATATTGTTTTTTCTTTCTTTAAAAAATTATTATAAAATATGTGTTTATATTGATTTTTATTAAATGTCAAATAAGAAACATCAATATCTAATGTGTCAAAAATTGAATTTTTAGTATGAAACGTTTTATATATTTTTTCTAAATCGTTTGGTATTTCTTTGTTCATGTAAGTTTCCCAAAATTTACTATCACTTCTTGAACAATTATAATGGTGGCGTATAAATAACATATTTTGATGATTGAATTTGAATACTTTACGATTGTATTCATCTCTTTCTGAGTAATCAAAAATGTTTTTAGGTAATTGTTGTAGTTGAAATATTATTGTCATTATTGAAGTTGCCTCCAATGGTTCTAAGAACCCGCTGGATAATCCAATGGCTACACAATTTTGTACCCATACATCTTCATAACATCCGGCATTAAATTTAATTTTCTTATTTATTTGTATATCCCTACCTTTATGTAATCTTATAATTTCATTTTTAATAAATTCATCATCAATCATTGTATCATTATATAGATACCCACAACCCCATCTATTTTGTAAAGGTATTTTCCACATCCAACCCCAATCGATAGCTTCTGCTATTGTTCTTTGTTTGATGTCTATATTTTGTTCATTTATAAAAAAGGGTAATGCGGAGTTTACTAATAATTCATCTTCATATGAATTCCATTTTGATTTGTATAGTTTACCAATAATCATTCTATAAAAACCAGAACAATCAATAACAAAATCGGTATCAATTTGTAATCCATTTTTTAGTATTATTTTATTTAACTCATCATCAACTAACACAAAATCTAAAATTTCGGAATCAATATAATTTACATCACATTCTATGCTTTTATTTTTTAAGTAATCGGCAAATAATCGAGCATCAAAATGATATGAATATCCCTCATTCTCCAACCCATCATAATTAAAACCGTGTACAAAAGAATGTTCTTTATTATTATTCCATTTATCGAATATTATTCCATATTTTTTTGTACCATTTACTTTTGTTAAAAATTCCTCTTCGTTAAAACCAAACTCCTCAATTAATGTTGAATATAGATTTGGTGTACCACCTTCACCCGCACCCAATATTCCAATTGTTGTACTTTCAATCAATGTGATGTTACAGTTGACGTGTTTCTTTTTCAGATAATATGCGGATAACCAACCGGCTGTGCCACCCCCAACAATTACTATATTTTTCATATTATATTAAATTTTGTTTATATGAATTGGTTTTAACTAATGACACCCAGTTCACTAACGAATATCTAATACCATGGATGATTGGGGTTACCCTGTGAAGTAATCCCGAATTAAAAACATATAATGTTCCAATTTTATTTTCTATTTGAACCAACTCTTTTTTTGAATTTTTAATTTCTAATATACCACCTGAATAGGTATCATTTAGTTGAATTACTATTGATGCGTATCTGTCTCTATATATGGTAGAATTACTATCTGTGTGCCAATCAAAGTATTGATTTTCTTTATATTCTGTAAATTGAAAATCTCCTAAACCAGTAACTTCCGCCCCGTTTATATTAAAAGTTTCTCTTAACTTATTAGTTAATCTTTCATTTAAAAACCCTAAATCGGAAATCCATCCTATTGACGATTTTCTACTTTTGTCAGAATCGGTACCATAGACTTTGGCTGGTGATAATGTCAAATCACTTTTACATTTATTCAAAATAAAATTACATTCATCTTTTGATAAGAAATTTTCAATTACCTCGATGTGATTATACATTTTTTTTATCTTTTAATCCAAATTTAATCCATCTATACCAAATCCTTTCATGAATATAGTATTGAATGGGTTTATAAACTAATTCAGCAACACCAAAGGCCGCTCCGACCTTAACCGAACCACTTATCCACCACATTATACCAAATCCAATTAAGGTAGATATGATACGGTACGATATTGTTTTAGCTATGTGTCGTTTACGTTCTACTATCATTATCCTTTATTTTCATCGTAAGTAACTGTTCCGTCTGGTTTCATGTGGCCAGTTCTAATTGCGGTACCACTAATAACCGCAACATCTGATGGTGGTTCGTGATAGATTACATCATAACCCACACCCCGACCGTAATTAATACTTTCAATATCGGGAATAATTGATATTAATATCTTATCGAATTTATCCTTAAAAAAAGGTTCATTAGATAGTTCTAATAAAATTTGTTGTGCGGTTTTAGGATTGTTTTCATCTTGTTCAACATCTCTAATCGCCACCCAAACATTTTTACCTTTCTCTAATTGTTGGTTAATTAACCATTCATGTCCTTTATGCCAATTTTGCCATCTACCCACATACAACGCGTACTTTTTACTCATATATCTAATTTTTTTGTTAATTCAATAAACGAATCTACCTCCAATCTATCTGTTGTATCAATTTCAATGAAATCGTCAGTTGGGGCTTCGTAATTGGTTACATGAAAATCATTTCTACCTCTATCGTCAGTGGTATGAACATAAATCTCATAAACTTCGTTATTTTCTTTAAATTGTTCTCTTTGGTCTCTATATGGTGATACAAGTGATACGACAACATCATATCCCTTTTCACTCATAAAACGAGCAATGTCCTGAGCTCTCTCAATATTTTTTCTTCTACCCGTTTCGGAGTAGTCTTTGTTTTGAAAGATATCTCTTAAATCATCACCGTCAATGTGAATGACCTTGTTTGAATGTGAAATATACGACTCTAAATGTTTTGCTAAAGTCGTTTTTCCTGCTGCGGGTTGTCCGGTAAACCAATATATCATAATACCATTAATATACCTAACTTTTATGAAAAAGTCAAATATTAATGGTTATAAATAAATGGGTCTCTTTTACGTAACTCTTCTAATTTCTTTTTGAATCTTTTTTTCTTTTTGTACGATTCAATCTTGTCTAAAATCCACTTAAATAACTTTTTCATATGTTTTGTTTTAATATTTTATTTATATAATACATGATTACCAATAACTAATAAATCCATTTCGGTATCAAAGAATGTATCTATTGCGTCTTTTGGTGTTAATACCATTGTTTTATCTTTCACGTTAAACGATGTGTTAAGAAGTATTGGGTATCCGCTTACCAATTCAAACTCTTCTAATAGTTTGTGTATTAATGTGTTTTTATATACAGTTTGGACTCTAGCCGAACCATCTACGTGTGTTACCGCTTTTAAGATATCCCTGAACTGTGGTTTAACCTGTACAACTTGGTTCATATAAGGTACATCGTCGGTCATTTCAAAAAAATCATGTTGTTTCTCTTTTGTCACCATTGGTGCAAATGGTCTAAACCCTTCTCTTTTCTTAATCACTTTATTAATCCTATCTTTCATATTTGGAAGTGTTGGATTTGCTAATATTGATCTATTACCCAATGCCCTTGACCCAAATTCAATGTGTCCACTAAACCAACCCACAACACTACCTTCATTAATCTTCTTCGCAACATATCTCAGTAAACCCTTCTCAGTTGTAAAGTTTTTATACTTCAACCCTTTAATTGATTTTTGAATATCGTCGTAAAAGTATTCTGGTCCTAAAAATGGATTTCTTGTTATTTTATTTTTTAATTTTCTTTCTTTTACTAAGTAATGTGCAACCGCACCTATTGCCGAACCCGCATCCGATGGTGCCGGTGGTATCCATAGATGTTGAAAGGAACTATTACCCACAATTTTACCATTCGCGGTCCCATTATAGGCGCAACCTCCACTTAAACAAAGATTGGTTCGTTCACTAATAATTGATATTGTTTTCAATACTTCAAATAAAATCTCCTCATACACTTTTTGTACTGAGGCGGCTAAATCTTGATGAATCGATTCAATACTATCTTCGGGTAATCTTTGTTCAATACCAAGTAATTCCGATAATTTTTCATTAAACATTACTTTGTCGGACTTATTCCAACAAAACACATCTAAATTACATTCTAATTTACTATTTTTATATGTTATTAATTTTCTAACAACATCTAAGTAAGTGTTTGGATTACCGTAAGATGCTAACCCCATCATTTTGTATTCACCTTCGTTTGGTCTGAACCCTAAGAAGGATGTCATTGCCGAATAATATAAACCAATTGAATGTGGGTATTTTGCAAGAGACGCATATTCAATACCACGTTCATTCCCTAATCCAACAGACATGGTGTCCTTTTCACCAACACCATCTATGGATAAACAAGTTGCCTCTTGAAAATGTGATGTGTAAAATGAATAGTATATATGCGCTTCGTGATGTGTTGAATAGAAAACATTTGGTGAAATTTTTCTTAATCTTTCATCGACTTCCTTTGCGATGTTACGAATTTTTAAATAAGACTTTAACGAATAAATTGGATTCTTAAACCATTGTGGTTTAATGTTATCCATTACTCTTTCATATTTCAATTTCGGGTCTTCGTAATAACAAACCGCTTGTAAATTTTTATCTGTAATTTTAAATTGTTTATAGATATATTCTAAAGTCTTTTCGGGAAAAGAACTGTCGTGTTTAATTCCCGTAAATTTTTCTTCTTCACATGCAAAAATCAACTGATTGTCTCTAAATAAACAAACAGAAGAATCGTGATAAAATGCTGATATTCCTATTATATACATTACTTATTTTTTATA